ATTTGAAGCCTTCTTAGGCGGCATTTCTCCTTGGGTTAGGACAAAGCGTTGCGAGAGAAGGGTGGGACGGGGACGAAAGACTTTAGTTCAGTTTTTCTAGATCACGCGCCATGCCCAGTGGGCAAGCCCAGAGGGCTGAGACACGCGTTCCTCTCCCTCACTGCTGACCCCCAGTAACAATTGGTCAGCAGGCAATAGCCACGAGGTCCTCTGTGTTTACACGGGCTTGGAACCGTCACACGCACTGCTTTTACGCGATCGCAGTGCTTGTGGCCACATTGCCTCGTGCCCATCAGAGTGACCTGGCTGGGGCCACCCATCAAGCGGGCACGAGTATTAGGACCTAACACGCAAAGGGGTCAACATAGTTGAGCCCTACGGAGCTGTACTTCTCATCTTCCTCATCAACAGAGGCAACAGCAGCGTAACCGTCAGCACGTGTTGTGGTGGGGCTCACCCAGTCACGGAAACGGGCACCCACACGCTCCAACAAAGAAGCGCTGGCGGAACTTGGCGCGGGCAAGGCAACCTCACGCAAACTAGGGTGCTCGTGGTAGACATCATCCTTCATACCATCCACGACTGCAGCGTGGCCAAACTTCTCAAGATTGACAACAACTGGCAGGCGCTGCACCTTAGAAAGCATAGAAATATACTTCGCTTCATCTGCTCGGGTCAGCCCGTACAAAACCTCCACCATGCGATACGTCTCATCGCTAGAAGTGTGGATCTTAGCTGCATGCGCATTGTGGTACTTGCTGCGCAACAACTCCTTTGTAAACACCTCCTGGCCCGACGTGAGTCGGGTGAGCTCCAGGATGCGTTGCCACATGGGCCCAACAAACGGTACAAAAGATACGTCTCTTTGCTTGCCTAATGCATCCGCCCGTAGCATACGCTCAACGGGCACACCAGGTGCAGAGTCTACATACCATCCCGCTTTAGCCAAAGCACGACCAATGCCTGGCGCTAAAACACAGCCATCCTCAGTCGGGTAGAACCTCGACGAGCAGAAGGAGGCGTAGAATTTAGCATCAGGACAGTCCCACACCTTGGGCTCAAGTTCCAATCCAAGAGCTTTAAGGAGTGAGACTAGGTCGGCGGCAAAACCAGCACGGCGTAGAACAGAAACAGGGAGAGTGAGGAGATTATCA